TGCGGGAAGTCTACAAGGTGCTCTCCAACACCTTTAGTAGTCACCGGCATCTGGAGCACCGTAACTTTGGGTTGCGGTTCCTGAAGCTGGTAGCTCACGCTGAGATGCTCCTCAACGAGGGCGTTCCCGTACTCGGACCTTGGTTCCGTAAGGCTAGGGCACAATTGTCCTGGTCCAAGGATCTTCCAGAGCCGCGTGACTACCTCGAGTTTCATCAACTCGAGGTTCTGAACCGGATGAAGGAGGCTGTCAAGGACACACCGATCTCGGCTGAGACAAGGTTGTCGTTCGCTCGGGCGTTCGGCATCAGTCCGGATCAGCAGGTGAGGCTAGAGCAAACCTTGGTGCCGGACTTCAGTGGATTTAATGGTGCCCAGAGCACCATTATTGAGGATGCTGATTTTCCCGGTGTCTTGGAGTCTAGCCATCTCTACTTGGACGGAAAGTAGAGCTGCTTGCGCGTAACACGCCGGAGCGGAGGGAACGCCAAGACGTTGCAGACAACTCAGGTAACTGGGCATAGAAGGCCACATACTGGTCCTAGGGCAATGATACCGTAGAATTGAGCCCAAAGGAGCACGTGGTACCCGGAGCCTGGGGTGTGGTGCGGTGATGTGGCTAGGTAGCACGGGGGAGAAGCGAGCCCTGCAGAGCTAGGAAGGGGCTAAGGTCGGTTGGAGGGACACACACAGGGAGCCGGAGCCGCAACAGGGGAGGAAGGAACATGGAGTACGTATCAAGAGGGGCGTTGCAACGAGGGATAAGTCCACGAAAGGCACCACGGAGGTAAGTCCGGTCGCATCGGGTTTCATTACCCATAAGTCGGCAGGTAATCCCGAGTGGCAGGCCGAGGTGGCCACCGATGTTAAACAACCATGGCAGTACGTATACCCAGTTCTCCACCTTCAGATGTTAAACGAAGCCAATGATGGATGGCCGTACCACGGATCTCGCGTAGCTAGGATCTTATGTGGACTGGGCTAATCCTGAGGCCTAGGCTGATGATGTCGCCATGAGAAACCCACTGCATACTGCTGCAAACGTCTGCGGCTTCAGGTATGTTGAAGGGGTAGACTAGGTACATCCGGAAAACCCTGCAAAGGCGATGAACTGTGTGCCAACCGGAGCAGGCCCTCTTGGGAAAACACGTACGTTTGCAACCCGCGGAAGAGCGAGGCCTTTTTGGTGATCAGGCCGGACTTGGAATCGGGAAGCGGGCGGTAATGTCTACCAGGTTTGCAATTGCGGACAGGTCACTACCCAGGACTCCTGACTAATATATTGCACGAGCCGAATGCTGTGGTCAGCGTAGCGCTAGAGCCCCGGGTGCCCTAGAGCATGAGCCACTGTTTGTAACGAGGAGGCGCCTCGAAGTGTGG